ATGCTGGAAAGTCAAAGATGGCAGATATGTACGGACGTTTGAACGAAAAAGCATCGCCAACAGGCTACCAACAAATTAAATACGGAGCTCTGTATTCAGATTGGCGTGATATGCTGGCAAAGGGATTTAAAGAATGTTTTCGAGTCCTGAAACCCGGAGGATTTTTGATTTTCAAATGGAACGAGACCGACATCAAAGTGTCGGAAGTTCTCAAACTCACACCTGAAAAACCAATATTCGGGCATATATCCGGCAAACGTTCTAATACACACTGGATTTGTTTCATGAAAGAAATTATAAAGGAGGAATAAGATATGAAGATTAAATTATTGCAAAGATTAAGGAATGATATTTTACAAAATTTTGAATATCATGATGGTGGATGGAGTGGATATTATAGAGTTATCTATAAAGGAACGAGGTATGAGTCAGAAATAGTAAGCGGTTTAAATTATTTTCTTACAGGTGGATACTGGTTTATTAGAAAAGTTATTATCGAAGAAATAAAAAAAATGAGAGAAAAGTCTGATAGGAAAAAAATTGGTAATAAACAGAAATAATAATGGAAAAGCAAGGAGGAATTTATGATACGGAAAGTAGAAATGTACCAAGCCGTGTGCGACAATTGTGGTAAGGATTGTAGCAATGAAGATTATTATGCATGGCCAGAAGAAAGTCTAGCGATAGAAGATGCTCTTTATATGGACTGGGAAATTATTGATGACAAGCTATACTGCCCAGACTGCTATGAATACGATGATGAGACAGACGAATACAAACCGATAAAGAAAAGAATATGACAGTACAAGAATTGATTGACGAACTTGAAAAAGTGGAAGATAAGTCAAAACTTATTAAAGTAGCTTCGCTTTATGAGACTAATGATATAAATCGTACAGTTAATAGCGATTATGTATTTATAATTTGGATTTAATTAATGGCGATTGAAATATGAAGAAAATAATGTTCAATGATAAATACAGACTCACACAAGCCGTACTTGAAGGTATAAAAACTCAGACAAGGCGGATAATGAATCCACAACCGGAGGACTGTTCTACGGTACATCGTTGGTATAAATCAGCATATTGGAAGGACAAACCCATGAGTTTGGTTGTCAACGAAGATGGTAGTGTTTATTGTGAGTTCTGTGGTTATGGAGCAAAGCTGGAAGGTGGTAGCATATTCCGACTCCCTTATAAAGTAGGTGAAATCGTAGCCGTCGCTCAAAGCTACAATTCCTTTTACAATGATGAGTGCAATCCTAATTTATTCCCAAACGGTGCAGGCTGGACGAATAAAAGGTATGTGAAGCCGGAGCTAATGCCTCACAGAATAAGGATAACAGCTGTAAGCGTGGAGAGGTTGCGGGATATATCTGATATTGATTGTATGTCAGAGGGGATTAATTACTATGAGCAAGAGGGCTTTTCTTGGTGTTCAACGGGAAAATTATTTGATACACCCCGTGAAGCCTACGCCTCTCTTATTGACAAGATAAGCGGTAAAGGCACATGGGAAAGTAATCCGTGGTGCTTTGTTTATGATTTCGAACTGGTAAAGAAATGGGAATAGATAAAATAGAGGCATTTGATTACATGCTCCAACTTTTTGAGGAGTGGCGGGATTCTCATGAAGAATTAAAAAACGAGCCGTTTCCTAAACTTAAAGCCATGAAACTGCTGTTTTTGGCTGCTGCTCCTAAGGAACAAGGAGGGAGTGATCTTCTGGATATATTCGATAATTTCTATGCTATGCCATATGGACCGGTAGAAATTGATGTGTATAATGCGATTCAGGAAGACAAACTTCCTTCATATACAGTTAAT